AAAATGTATAAAAATCAACCGTGTCCTGTAATAAAAGGGCTCGGTTGATTTATTCTGAATATTCTACTAATACATCAATATAATCAGGGGAAAGTAGTTATTATTATCCGGGGATCAACACTGTGTCTGCGGATCAGTACTCATACTACTTGCACTTAAACCGTTACTTACACAGATCCATCCCACAAGCTTATCAATTGAAGCTACTACTTGAGAAATTTCACTCTGCTGATTTATAAACCCTACTTCATCTTGAATTCCTAGCTGCACAAAACTTCCAGGGTCTACCCTTAAACTCCCTCCGCTATCATTACTTTTGAGATAGCCCACACCAAAACTTTGATTTTGAATTAAATAGAGTAAGTCAGTAAGCTTTAAGTTTATCGACTCTTGGATACTTATAATATCGTCACCCCCCGGAAGCCAAAATCCGCTGCTAGGTGGACTGAAATCAAATACGGGTAGGAAGGGTATAATCTTATAGGGATTAAGTTCTTGCTCTAAAATGTTTCCTCTATAATCCAGCCTAATCCAATTGTCCTTACTCCAAAGAGAGTAGGTAACATCCTCAATATTATCTGAAGTACCATAATTGGTCACTAATACCTTTAGTAACTTCTCTGGAGTATCGCCCGTTAATACATCCAGAAGATTTCCCGTAAGTATGTCAATATCAATTTTGTCGTTTCTCCATACTGGTCTAATAAGAATGGTCTTAAGTAGTTTGCAATACCTTGAAGCTTGTTTCATCTTCACATCAAATTGACAATCTTCAATTATTTGATTATATAAATCTTGATCTTTTTCAGTTCCTCCCTCTAAGATTCTAACAGGTGGTTCTCGATAAGTTTGAGCAAGGTTATTTATGACCTTTTTTACGACATTTAATTGAACCTTGATCATGCTATTTGGATCTGAAAATAATTCGTCTAACTGTTCTTCTAATCTGGTTAACTGACTATCATGGTAAAAATTCAATCTCTTTGCAGAATCCTGTTTTCTTATTTGCACTACTGTTGAATTATAAGTAAGATTCATATTTTTAAATAAAGATGGTACTGACGATTGAAATAACATAATGACTTCCTAAGCTGCTTGCTGTATTAAAGCTCCTGTTCTCCGGCAGTAAGCATGATAAAATTCTGGTAGTGTCAATTTAGTTCCTGGTTGAAACTGCTTAAACTGTTCATACTTAATCTTGACCTGCTGTGCTGCTAAACAATTCTCAGAGCATAGGAGTTCCATATTTGATTCACTATTAAGCATGTAACACAGGATTCTTTTAACTGACTTATTAACACATTGGATGTTACCAATCTCATAAATATTTAAAACATGCTTACGGCCTGCATAGATTGCATGAGCTACTGATAGGACGGTATCATCAAACAATTTCTGACTACTTGATCCAAATACATACCTATTCCCTTTTCCCTGTGTAACCGTAAACGTCTTAAGCTCTTTTTCGAAGTCAGTAAGATCTTCAGAAAAATGGAATCTACCATCTCTAAAGATTCTACTCATTTCTGAGAATATGAATTGCAATAAAGTTGAAGTTGGACTGACTAACTCATGTGTAATCTTTTCTTCATCCAAAAATGCACTGATACCCGTAACCTCGTAGTGCTCTAATACCGTATTCGTTAAACCATACTTTTTATTATCTGTAAGTATCGCCTTTTTAATATTTTTATCAGAGTTTATTTTAAATCGAACTTGATTCAATATATGATAATGAGAGTCCCCGCTTGTTGGATCAGCTACTTTCATTAATGAAGTCCATACCGTATAATCGGATTTCGATACTCCAGGTAGTAGGTTTTTAGCCCTATCCAGTCCACCTGTAATGATATATTTTCTCCCTTGTGAAATCCGCTTTACGTCTTCAACTGGACAATGATACTTCTCTTTAGCCTGCTTTATCAATTTATCGGAGATCAAATTAGATTTGCTTGAGCTTCTTTTGTTGAGCCAATTTCGATCCCAATCTTGAGAAAGATCAATGTTCCTTGAAACTGACACTGCCGCTCTACTAATCCAACTAGGCGCTTTAGCTTCAAATTCTTCGAAATCTTTGTATTCAATTCTGTGAGCGAACATATACGGATTCGATTTAGCGTCTAGCTCCATCTGTTCAATGATACCCCCTGTGTAGTCCGTATTTGTGTCACAATAACATACTCCCCCCGTAGTATCTGCTAAAGAAGCTTGTAAAGCTCTATAGGCTTTTAAATCTGGATTCTGCCACAGTTCAGTTACCCATAGAGTTGAGAGCTTCATACCGTGTGCACCGGAAACTTTATTTGCCATCGCAATTATTCGATTATTATTTTTGGGAAAACTTATTTCAGTGGACTTGATATTTTTTAAACCAATGAGAGTGCGGAGAGATGGTGTGTTACGAATGGTATCAACAAGCATTCGATAATTGACACTTAGAGTCTGCTCAAGCTTGTTTGCAAGGCATACTGCTAACCAATTCTTTTTAGAACAAAGGGAGTGTAAACACAGAAGGTTGTGAAGTACCAATTTTGAGTGTCTCTTAGGCCACGTTAGGAGAATGAAATTATATTGCGGATTCCCATTCTGATCAAGTCTTAGGATTTCTTTTAAAACGTCTAACTGCCAACCTTCCGGTTTAAAGACTCTGTATGTTCCATCAGCGTGGAGTATGCGTGGTTTGATTTGCTCCATCCATGCTGCAAAACCAGCATAACCGGGTAGAGTCCAAGGGGTCTTCTTACTTACAAATTTTCCGCTCTTCTTATCGGTCAATGAATGTCGAGTATTAGAATTGAAATTAGCCATAGTAAGCCTGCTGTACCTATTTTATAGGTGCTCATTACAGGCTTGCTGACTGATCCGTTTACGGCAGGCATTACAAGCGGGATATAGAATGATTAAAAGGACATATCCACAGGGGTTTGTGGACGTTTGGCCTATTAAGAGTTACATATCAAAGTTTTCTTGAAGTTGTCAATGAAAAATATAGTAGTATCTTTGATTTTCAGTTGTTTACTGCTAATTCCTTTGATATACTTGCAAATTAAACTTGTTTGTATGTGTAAGTAGCCGATTAGCGCATATTATGGTGGGCTACTACCAATAAGAGCTAATTGGCATTATTCATTATTAATGTTACATGAGACACCTTATTGAAAATAAAAGCTCCTATTTTCTCTGCTAAACACTCGTTTTTGGTACTAGCTACTTAGTACAACGTCTGATAAATTCTAATTCTGTAAACTTTTTGACCTACTTCCATAGTTTAATAATCTGGATTACAGGCGATTAATAGCAATCTCACAAAGCGGGAGTATCAAGAGGTAGTATCAACGAGGCAGAGACTCTCACCTTTTTTAGACTGTGTTTAAGAATTTTTTGGCAGTATCACAAAGCAGTTGAAATTAAGTTTATCTCATAATATTGCGCGTTTAAGGTGAATTTTCGGTTATCATCCTATTTCTTAATCATTTAGGGAATTATTCCGGCGAATTTTCGGGATTTTTACGGTCTATTTGATACTTTCGGCTGAATTTATATTGGGTTACTTACTTTACATGTGACCAGTTTTGTTTTCTATAAATTGCCCCGATTGTGTTACTGCTTACTGCAAATCTTTCTGCAATTTCTTTGTAAGTAAGTTTGGCTGTTTTTAATAATTTTTTTATTTGAACTACTTGATCCTCGTTTAATTTTGAGTTACCATTGTTTTCTCCTCGGTGCCATCCGCCCGGTCTAGCATTGGCTCTTCTAACATTTTCTAATGGATCTACTGCTTGTAAGTGACCCGGATTTATGCAGCGTGTATTGAAACACAAGTGATCTACTTCAAATCCAATTGGGATACTTCCTTTGTAGACTTCATATGACAGCCTGTGAGCGTACTGCATCTTACCATCAAAATAAACTGTTGGATACTTGTTTGAAGGTGTACTATTATTAATATAGCAGTACGGATATTCCATACTCCGTTTAGCCCGACAAAACAATATATTTTTAACCATATTACGATTTTTCATACTCTATTCTCCTTTATCAAATAGTAAACTACCAAAATAATTTAATTTGAACACGATATCAAAAGCTTTTTATAATAGATCCACATTGTAGTCTCCTTCAATAAATGGATTCTTTTCACGTTCTAGTAAGTTTATACCGCAAAAATCATAATCCGCCCAATCAGATTTGAAACCTAAAAAATGTAGAGCAGTGTAATCACAAACACCCGAATTCTCGGTTACCTCCTTTATTTCTGCTGTGTGATTCCAAGCATTCTCCCATGTTTCGAGCTTAACATCTAGTAAGCTTTTTCCATGTCGATTTTTTCCGATCATTAGAGCATGAATGTGTTTATGGCCTGCTTTATGAGAAGTAACTAAGAAAATACCTAGTTGCAATCTTTCTTGAGAGATTATATCTAGTCGCCACCTTCTAAACTGACTGCGGGCAGAAGTAAAACTGGTATCCGGCCGAAAGGATAAACTTGCAAACCATTGCCATTCCCATTGACATAGATGCTCCTTAAAAGCCTCATAATAGATCCTTTGAGGTTCTTGAGATGGATAATCAGGCATGGTTTTACCTCTTTATAAGTATGTAATGAGTAGTTTACTAATTTCTCTATTTTGGTTACTTATGTTGCTTACTACTTTATTTTTTATTACTTATTTTT